TCACCTTCTTGTCCTTGGGAATCTTGCTCAAGTAGTACCGAACAAGCGAATAGATGATAAGACTCTTACCACTGCCTGTTGGTGACAGCAGCAAGCACCGCTCACGCTCCATTGCGTGGATCACTGCATTGATTTGGTGGTCGTGAGCCGCTGTCTTTTTGCCGTTCACGTGAACATTAAGGTGGTTTTGGATGAAACCACGAACGGTTTCGTGATCGGTCTTGAATCCGTTTACGGCAGGCAGGGTAATGCTGTAGTTGCGTTCCTGTGCAAACTTTTGAATATACTCTGTAAGTCCACCGTATATTTGTTGTGTGTGAACATTATACAGGCGTATCTCTCCGTTCCACATACGGGAACGGTACGCAGGCATAAACTTGTATCCAGGAACCTTGAATGTAAAGTAATCGGACAATTCACGGGCTACACTGCGGTCGCAGTTTACCCGAACATACACAGAGTCCACTACGCTCACATCCAAGTCAACCATCAGCCCATGTCCTCTCCGTTTAGAACTTCACTGTTAAAGCGTATAGAGTATTTAGGCGACAGTTTTCCAGTCCAACCAACTACAGGCACACCAACATCTTGCAGCATGGAAACGGATTGGTGCATTGACTCTTGCCATCGTTCAGGAGTTTTCTGTGCCAAGGCTGCAAGAGTAACCACCCTATCAATTCCAAACTGTATAATTGCACGGGTACAATCACAGCACGGAATCCATGTGGTGTACAGAGTAAGTCCACCTGTATACAGTTTGTTCATTGCTGCTTGGTATATTACACGCCGCTCTGCGTGTTCTGTGCAGTAGTTTTTGTGTTCAGTAGTCTTTGGATACCCTGCTTTTGCCAATCGGGTTGGCACAGCATTACAATTCTTCAGCAGCACTCCACTTCCAGGTACAACCAAAGCCGCTCCCACTTGAGTGTGTGGGTCGATGCTGTGTGTGGCTGCAAAAAACGCTTCCTGCAAGTACATCTTGTCCACCCACCACGAGTCAAGATCCTTTACTAGAAGGTCACTGACCACTGGTGAACTTTCTCCACTCTATGGCGTTGCGTATTTTCCAGTGACGATTATTCAACTCCTTGATCACCTCTTCAAGCAGAGAAATCTTTTCCCGTTGGTACTGCAATCGCTGTCGTGCTTTGATTATGTCTTCGTCAGAGTCCATGTACACAGAAATGTCTTGACGCAGAACCTTCAGTTGAAACGGCTCCAGTCCTCGTTGCTGTAGTTCCTCGTCACTCATCTTGCCTGTGTAATACTCCCACTTTACACGGGTGGTACGGGCAAGATCGCCTTCGTATTTGGATAGCAGCAGGCGTTCGTCAAACAAGAAGTTTAGGTACTTGCCGTGAAGTTGAGGAATACGCAGAGACTCGGAGTCCAGTGCGGTTTCGTCCAATCCCATGTCTTTCAGCAGTTCTGCTCGTAAATCGTTTAGAGTCATAGTGACCTCCACACAGAATTTTACTCACTTCTGTGTTTGTGTCAAGTACTCTGTTCTATTTTACAGTCGCTCTATATTAAACGAGCGGAACGAGAACGAACAGTTCACCACAAACGGATCAGGCTCACTAATGCTGGAGTTGAAGTCTATGCCTGTAAGGTTTCGGGGAAATACGCCCTCAAATGTAACATTCAGTTTGGGCTGCTTTGCGCTGTTCAAAATAATGAGGTTAGCCGTGGACAGGTGGGTGTTCACGGGTCTGAACTCCGTGTAGTCCTCTACATTTGTCGTGGAGCGCATCCAGTTCTTTATTTCAAGCCAGTTGTTTAGCCCCTCATCCACTATGAATGAAATAGCCAGTTCATCAAAGTCCAGTTTTCCTGGTGCTTTGATAGGGACAAAAGGGTTAGGCATAATCACTTCGCTCAAGTTCATACCAGGAATATTTGCAGACTGGCAGAAGTACATGACATTTGGAATACGTGCCAGTGTAAACCTGAAGTACGTTGGCAGCAGTGGGTTCACGCTGTCGGGATACCGCTCCAGTACATCAGCAGGAATATCTGTAAAGTTATAGTTCAGTGCCATACAAGTATGTAGAAAAGAAAAGGGGAGGCTTTCGCCTCCCCCTTCCCGAAAGTAACTCTGACAGAGAGTCTATTACGATGCAACGCCGTGGAGGTTGTCCACCTTGAAGATACGGTAGTAGACATTGCTGCGAGTCTTGAGTCCGCCAAGACCGGCTGCGCTGCCTTCAGCGAAGGGGTTCGCAACCATGCCGTAGCGGGTCTTGAACGCCATCTTGGGCTGGAAGGTGGTCTGATCCACCGCACGCATCAACTGGAGCGGAACGTACGGGCAGTAGAACATACCTGCATCGTAAGGGCTGGTGCCCTTGTAGCCGACGCAGACAAAGTTCGGTGCAGTGCCGTTAGTGACATCAACGTAGGGGTCGATGTACACCTTGATCTTGCCGTTGAGCGTACCTGCGAAGGTGTTACCCGTGTCGTCAACATCAAGCGAGACATTGAGTGCTGGCGAGATGTTGAGGAAGCCACCCATTGCGAGGGCACTTGCAACGTCTGCGGAGACGATGATGAAGTTGCCCTTGCCACGACGGGTGTCCTTCGCAATCTGGTTGCACTCACGCTCGATCTGGAACATTAGACCACGGAACTTTTCCGCGCTCCAACGACCGTCCGAGTCCTGAATGAGATCGTACACGCCACCAGGCAGACCTGTTCCATTGGTTAGACCGCCAGCAACGGTCTTGTAGTACAGATCGCTCTGCTGTGCACCGAGTTTGGCGCAACGGTAGACGTTGCGGACCACTTCGCGGTTGATTTCAGCCATGATTTCAGTGGACAGAATGTTAGCGAGTTCTGTCTCTGCGTCAAGACCGTGAACAGCCTTGAGGTCTTGGGCGAGTTCAACCGAGTACGAAGCAGCCAACATACGGGTTGCAGCCTGAACACCTACGCGCTCAATGGTGAACGCCATTTGGTTGGGGGCATTGCCTTCACCAAAGGAGGTGGTTAGAGCCGAACCAGTGGTTAGACCGCTACCGGTGAGTGGATTGGTAGCAGTGCCTGCGTATCCGAAGAACGGATCAACGCCAGTACCAGGACCAAAGTTAGCGATTGCACCGGTTGCACCACCGCCTGCTGTCGCGCCCGCGCTGAAACCGCTAGTGGTAACAGTGCTTGAACCAGAGAAGTTTGCAGCGGGTTCGTTGTAGAAGGCTTCGTCACCGCCTTGAGTGCTATACTTGCTACGCATGGCAAAGATCAGACCCGTGGGGGCTGTCATTGCCTGAACGCCGCAGATGTCGTATGCCATGAGATTGGGCATGGCGCGACGAACCAACTGGATAAGAATGGGGTCGTAACCCTTGATGGCACCTTCGCCACCAGCGGCAAGACCGGACATACCAGCACCAACAACGTTGGTTTCAACAAGCATCTGCTCCTTGATTGCTGTCTCTTGGTTTTCCAAGAGGGTGGCAACGGTGGCACGCTTGTGGGCATCAGCGATGGGGGCTAGATCGCTGTGATCTAGGACGGGCTTCCACTTGCGGACAGCCTGCTCGGTTAGGAATTTGTTTTCCATGTGTACTATTTCTCCTGTTTTTTAACAGTCTGTGGTGACTGGATTAACCTTGCGACTTGCTCATTGACCGGAGGTACGCCTCCATGAGCGGGGACAATTCCTCTGAAGCGTCCTCAACTGATTCCGAAATGTCTTCGGTAGCGGATGAGGAACCCTCCGTAACAGATCCGATAGTCTCAATGTTCTCACGGAGAACACCGAGTTTTTCGGCAAACTGATCGACAGTTTCAAACTCAACATCCTCTGAGAGTCTGCGGAGTTTTTCTACTTCGGTATCAGTTAGACCTTCGGCAATTTCGCGGAAAACGATTTCGCAATGTAGTTGCTCAACCTCTTCCGAAAGTGCCATGTTCTTGTTGACCTGTTCCGAGAGTTCGGCATTGAGAGTGGTGTTCTCGTTCAAAGCCTCATCGAACAGGTCTGTTTTGTCTTCGGGAACGGTAATGTACGACTCGTTGAACAGGTTACGGAGGTTACCGATGAATTCTTCGGCAATCTCGGTGCGTAGACCGCTTTCAACAGCCAAACGGTTTTCCTGCATCCACTCTTCGACAACGTAAGCGAGGTAATCGTCAATACGCTCAATGAGTTCTTCGGTGACGGCAGCAGTGTGCTCTTCCAAAAGGGTTTCGTACTGCTCTTGGAGTTGGGCTTCAGCAGCGTGGAACCGCTCGTTCATGTGGGCTTCAAAGATGGTTGCAGCCTTCTCCTTGAAGTCCTCTGAAAGTTCGGTGCCGCTGAACAGAGCGTCAAGGTCTTCCTTCTTCATGCTGACCGAAGGAATCTTGGTTTCTGCCTTGGCGTTGCTCTTCTTGGCTTTGATGGTGCCCATGTTCTTGCCGCTGGCGTCGCCGGTTGGTTCAGCAATCTGTGCGGTCTTGCCGTTGGCAGTCTTGTACAGTTTTTCACTGGCGTAGTCTGAAGCCGACTCTTCCATCTTCTTCTTGAACTTGGCTTTGAGGAAGGCAGGCATCTTGCCCTTCTTGCCCTTGCCTTCGTCTTCCTCTTCTTCGCCTTCTTCCTCTTCGTCTTCGTCTTCGTCTTCTTCAGACTCCTCTTCTTCGTCTTCGTCCTCGTCCTCGTCCTCGTCCTTGGCTTCGTCAATGGCTTCTTCGTCAAGGATTTCTTCTTCCTCTACTACGTCAAAGCCTTCGCCGTCCTCACCGTCCTCAACAGCGTTCTCGTCCTCGTCGCCAGGACCAGGACCATCAACTTCGGCATCTTCTGCCATGAAGGATTCGCCTAGAACAACCTTTCGGATTACATCTTCTATCTTTTCGTTTGCCATGACTGGGTTCTCCTTGGTTCTATTTATGTATCTCTGTTAGAGTCTTGAGATGAAGTCTTTGAATACACGCAGTGCCTGCTCTTCCAGTTTGTGAGTAGGCGTCTTTTCGATTGCTTTCTTGTACCCTTCAATCACTACCGGCTTGAGAACTCCGTTGTCCCAAACCCATTCCCGTCCCTCCATGATGCCGTTGACGAACGCGTTGGGAGCCGAAGGATCCGCAACCACGTCCACCGCTGCAAGCATGAAGTCTTCCTGTACCACATTCACCCCGTCCTGTTCCTTTAGGGAACCCATGCCACGGGACGAAACGCCCAGTTTCACGCCCTCGTCAATCAGATTGCGGACAATCTTGCCGTATGGGGTGTCTAGGATCTTGGCTTTGCCGTACACATCGTTTCCCTCAAGGCGCAAGTCCTTGATAAGGTGGGACACGCGCTCAAGGTTTACGGTTGGACCTTCGGGGTGACCCAGTTCACCCATTGCGCGACTGGTCTTCACGTACTCCTTGTTGTACCTGTCCAGTTCCTTTTCCATGACAGGCATGGGATACACGCGACCGTTGCGATTCTTCGCTTCAGCCTGCATGAACACGCCTTCAATGAAGTAGTGCTTCTGACCGTCTTTGGTTTCGGTCAGAATGTTGATGTCTTGAACTGTTTCGGTAATGAGTTTCATCAGTAGCCAGCCTTCTTGTGAATCGTTCTGGATTTAATTCAGTAACCTTGCATACCCATCCAACCCTGTCCGCGTTCAAATGCGGGAGAACCGAATCCATGAGTTTTACCTTTTGGCTTACGCTTTAGTACCTTGCCGCCTCTGCCGTAAACTCTTTTAGAACCTGCTTCTCTTTCCATTCGATTACGAATTCTATCGTCTGCGGCAGTTGAGTAACTTTGGTTTTTCTTTGCGGTGATTCTTCTTTTTTTCACCAATTCTTTTAAACGAGCATCAGTCATCGCCATCTCCACAACCTTGCCGGGAACACCGCTGGTCTTCGCGGCTTCATTGAACACCGCCTCTGCAACACCGCGACGGGCTTCATTCAGGGCAAGTGATGCCTTGGTGTACAGGGTAGAGAACACGCCCTCTTTCAGAGCAGCGTAGTCCTTCATCAGCAGTGCCTTGACAATTTTTCGGTTGGTGTCCATGAGCGTCCTTTCGTGACAGATTATTTAGTTCTCGTCTGCGTTTGACTGGGTTTCTGTTGGGGTCGTATCATCAGTATCTGCAAGAATTTCATTTGAAATAATCTGCTTTTCCCGTGCCAACCGCTCCCGTAGCCGCTCTGCAAGGCTGTTGTGGATGGCTGTTTTGAACTCTGTGTACGACAAATCTAGTCCGTCCATGCTGTACTCCTATCAGTCGTTGAGGTCTTCTTCGTCTTCAGGAACAATTTCACCAATGGTTACTTGTGGACTGCCACCGCCTGTTGCGGGTTCAGGAGCAGGTGCGGGGGCTTGTGCTTGGGCTTCAGGTGGTGGAGCCGCGCCCTCTGGGGGCGGTGCGCCTTCAGGCGAAGGAATAACTCCGCTCTCCTGTTCCTCTGCAATCTGCTTGTCAATCTGCTCAATGTCGTCCTCGGTTTGACGCAGAATGTGCTTGCGAACCCATTCGCGCGAGAAGTACTTGCCGATAAAGTCTTCTGCGTCACGGCACGCAAGCAGCCGCTCTTTAAGAATTTCGTTCTCTTTCAGTTCGCTGAAGTGGGAGTCCTTGATGAACTGGAACTGGAGTTTGCCCTCCATGTCTGCCCACTCGTTTTCCTTGATGATGCCCTTCAACACCAACTGGACACGCAGCAGTTCAAGGAACAGTTCAGAGAACTTCATACGGAGGCGTTCAATAAACTTGAAGAACTTTACTTCGTCGCGCGAGATTTCCGATGCGCGACCCAAGTTGAAACCACTGGACTCTTCCAGTCGTGACGACGGCACGTTCAGTGCTTGGAATAGTTTCTTTTGGAAGTACTTTACATCGTCCATTTCAGACAGGTTCTGACCACCCTGTAGTGTGCTAATTTCAGTACCCTTGCCGCCTTCACGACGGGGCATCCAAAAATCCTCAAGCATGGACAGGTGCTTGCGACTGTCTGCTATCTCCCCTGTGTTGGGATCATACATGAGTTTGTTGCGGTAGCGGTTCATCAGCCCACGCACATACTCTTCTGCCTTTTGTTTGGGCAGATTGCCAACATCCACATAGAACACACGACGTTCAGGAGCACGGGTAATACGGTAGATCACCACTGCGTCTTCAATCATACGCAATTGGTTCAGGGCTTTGATAGCCTTGTGGAGATATCCGATTACGCGCTTGCGTGAAGTGTCGAACAGTCCCGAGTGCACAAAGCAGATGGCATCAGGGCTGATTTTCAAGCCTTCCATGCTTACTGCTGCGGAGTTTGGCTCCTTGTCGTTGTACACGTAGAACTCTTCCACTGAACTGATTACTTGGATGGAAGACGGACGCGTTGACTGATCTTTTACTAGAGGCTTTTTCTTGATGCTGCGGATCTTGCGGATCTTCACAGGATCAATAGGGCGCAACTCCTTGATGCCCTTTTTCTTGTTGCCTTCGTCCACAATCACGTGGTAGTACAGGCGACTGTCGATATACCACTTGCGGAAAATTTCGTATCCTCGACGCGAGAAGTCCAGTAGTTTAAGCACTTCTTGGAATTCTGCTTCAATCTTGTCCTTGATGGACTTTGACTGGTCAATGCTGCCTGTATCAATCTTTACTGTGTCCAGTGAGTCGCTGTACACAATAGACTCGTTGCAGATGTCTGCAATAGCAGTTTCCACCTCGGGGTGGATTGCCATGTCTCTGTACTTGTGTATGAGATCAATGTCGGTCTTGATGGTGCCGTCAAAGTCAACAAACGCACCGTAGTACCCACCCACTTCAATGGGCACTGCACCGTCATCGTAATCAGGAGGGACGAACGAGGGGGACTTCCGATCTTCTTCTTTCGGAGTCCCCCCCGTTCTGCCTAGTACGAACCCGAAGGGTAGATTGATTGCCATAAATGTAAAATCCTGTCAAATAGATGCTGAATTAGAAGCCTGAACCGATGTTGATGCCTGCCTGTTGTAGAAGGGCGGAGATGTTCTCCTGACCTGTTCCAGTTGCAGCAACAGCAGCACCTTCGGCGGCTTCCCACCAAGAATAGTTAAGAGTCACAGGGAATTCTGCGATTTGGTCGTTGTTTTCGTACGACAGGTCAATGGTGCCCACTTCGCTGGGGAAGCAGCCAACAAAGTTGTAGGTACGCAGTGCTTCACCGTCGCGCTTCAACTGGGTCACCGACCAAGTAGGCATGAACTGCATGAAGTTTATGTCTGACACGTTCGACACGTGCGAGTTGAAACGCGAACTCCAAAACTCAAACGCCGAACGCAGTTTCAGATTTGCGTCGGAGATGATGGTTAGACTCCAGTCTTGGAACGAACGGTCGCCTGGAATCTTGATACGGCGACCACGGTACGGAACTTCAATGGTTCCAAGCGAGGACGCAGGAATCTGTGCTGCTTTGCACAGGAACGAGATTGCACGGGTTTCCGAGAAGCCCGGAATGGTTCCGTTCACCACGAAAAGATTCGTGCGTACACCACCGCCCGAGAAGGCGTTTACAAACCCTGAAATGTTGTTAGTGGGTTCTACTGGCATGAGTACTCCTTATCTGTATTTATCTGATCAGCCGCCAACTTCGTTAAAGTCTACGCCAGTCTTTGTGGCAATAAAGTTCAACTGAATGAAGTTGATGCTACGGGTTGGCTTGATGAATATGTCTGCCACGAACTCGTTGCGGTCAATGACTTCACCAGTGTTGTTGGTTTCGTCACACACCACCTTGAAGTCTGTGATGCCACGACGTTGCTGAACAGTCTTGAGGAACGGAACCACCAAGTTCTTGAATTGGGCGCGGGTAAACGCGTCGTTCTGTTCAAACAGGAAGAACTTGGATGCTGTTGCAATTGCCTTTTCAAGCACGATGAACAGGCGGCGCACATTGATACGATCAAAGGCAGAGGGCTTCGTCTGCATGGTCTTGTCACCAAACAGGATCACGCCTTCACCAGGGAACGACACAATGGGATTTACCTGACGGGTGTACAGTTCGTCGCGGTGGGCTTCCGATGACGGGTTATACGCCAACTTTACCACGCCCTTGATCTGACCACGGTTGAAGCCTGCTGGCGAGAACCACGCTTCGTTGGTGAACTCGGTACGAGCCACCAAACCTGCAATGTCTCCGTTCAGTGGCACCAGTCGAACAAGGTTGTTGAAGGTGTCCAACTGGTACTTCCAACCGCTGTCAAGCACTGCATACGACGAGTTCACATTGAAAGTGCTGTCGCGGAAGGTCTTGATGGCGTTTAGTGCTTCGTACGGGAGTTTGTTCTCCACATCAGACTGTGCAGGAGACTTGAACGCAATGCAGTCCAACCGCTTCTCGCACACATTTTGAATAACCAATTGTGCAAGGGTTGGACTGGCACCTCCCAGTGGAAGCAGTGAAACATCTACAAGGTCTGCGTCTGCAAACTTGCTCCAACCGTTTGCCCATCGCTCGGAATCGTTTGGGCTTCCTCCGCTAACACCGGCAGTCAAACCAAAGGACATGACTCCTGCTCCAACTGTTGTTGAACCACCGCCTATTCCTGCACCAAGGGCGGTGTAATTAGTCTCTGTTGCAAGGAACGCTGTGTCGGCATTGATGTCCTGCCGAAGTGCCCACACATACTCAGACTTCTCGTTTACAACAGTACGGTAGTAGTTGCTGCTGCCGTCAAAGTTGCGTGCATCAGATGCGCGTGAGCAGCCCTCAAACTTCTCAAGCAGTGCGTTTTGAGTGCCTGTCCACTTGCCGTCCTTGTCCAACACAAGCACATTGATAAGGTCGCCAGCACCGCCTGCGTCTGCTGCAAACACCGAAGTGGTTGCACCTGTTGACACATATCCTGCGTACACGCTCTTGATTTCAAAAGTGTTTCCTGAAGCCTGTGTCTTCGGAAGCAGGGTAGACAGGAGCAAACGAACACGCGGTAGAGCAGTTGACAAAGTAATACCACTGGTAACACCAAAGAAGTCTCCGTTTACAGGAGTACGAGTGGTGAAAGTGGTGCTTGCCGTGGTTCCGGTTTGAACTCCGCTGATCTGAACCGAAGTACCGTCAGCAAAGGTGATGAGATCATTGACCGCAAAATAACGTACCTGTGTCTGTCCAGTGGTGTACATATCAATAAAAGTTGCACCAATATCTGCTGCTGCCGCCAATGATCCACCGGTAACCCCGTTTCCGCTGGTAACAACCACCTTTAGGCTGTTGCCCAAAACGCCTGGATACTTGCCTGCAAAAACAATGTTGTTGGATGAACCCAATGCCCCTGCACTGGCACCAAACTGGGTTTCGTTATTGATAACCAGTTTGGCAACACCTGTTGCCCCAGTAACCGTCAATTGCGAGTTCGCAGCGGCACTACCAACCACGCGCACGGTTTGGCAGTTGTTGCCGTACGACAAGAAGTTGCCTACCGTGAAGAAGTCCACGAAGTTGTCGTTGTCTGGCTTTTGGAAGATATTTGCGAGTTCTGTTTGGCTAGTAACAGTAACAATCTCGTCCACCGGACCCCAATGGAAGTACCCTGCAAAGCCGCCTGGAGTGGTTGCAATTGCGGGAACAATGGTGGTCAGGTCAATTTCTTTTACGCTTACGCCGGGGCTTACTCTAAATCCCATTGGTGTGTCTCCTCTGTGAAGAAGTCAGTGTTTCAGGTGCTGCCAGTATGTATTATTTGGAAGCCGTCACGGAGTGCATCATAAATTCCACCCCATATCTAGGTCTTCTCCTGCCTTCCCTACGCGCCATGTGATGCCGCTAGAGTCTGTGATTTGGGTGGGGGTATCCCCTCCACCGTCGTCCACAAAGCCAAAAGGAGTCATCTCCTCTTCCAGAACCTTCATCTGCTCCTCGTACAGGTCTTTACGGATGTCGCTGCCAGTGATGGTTTTGAAATATGCCTGTGTGGTGAGCCACCCAAACAGCACAAGGGTCATCACCAAGTCGTCGTTGTGGTTGTCTTCCGCTTCAAAGGAGTCGCCCTTGGCAACAAAGGTGCACATCTCGTCCACTGTGTGGAAGTCCTCCACAATAAGTTTAGTGTCCTCCACCAAACTCTTCAGAATGGAGCAGCCGATACGCTTCACTGCGGAGGAGGTCTTTACTCCCTTTATCGCGCCGCCTCGTACTCCAAATCCGCCGTTCACAACCTGCCCCTTGCGACCCATTTGGGACACATAGATCACATTGTCGTACTCCAGTTCGTCGTGGAGAATGTCTGCGACTTGACCGCCAATGTCGTTTACCTCTACTAGACAGTACGCGTTGTTGTACTGCCGCAGCACTGGGTAGATGGCATTGGGATACAGCATGGGGGGTATTTGGTTGTTGCGGAAAGTAGCCACAACCCGATACGGAAACGCCGAAACGTCAACCACAGAGAACGCGTGGTAGTCCAATCCCTGTCCCCGTGCGGTGTCCACCACTGCCACGTAGTTGTGTCCTGCCACAGGCTTTTCGTATATTCGCAGCCCCTCATTGTTCCAAAAGACTGGAGTTCGGTACACCATGCACTTTAGTTTCTCTGCGTGGATAAGGGTGTTCATCGACCCCAAGAATTCACACTCAAACTCCGTGCGGAACTGCTCTTCTGAAGTGTTGGAAATGGTCTGCTTTTTCCACGCGTCGTCACGACCCGGCACATCACTCCAGTGCACTTCGATGGGCACGTACTCGTTTTTGCCCTCTTCTCCTCGCTGCTTGTTTGCGTTTACCCAAAAGCGGTAGAACATATTCAAGCCCTTCGGCGTTGAAATAATGGTCACCTTTGTGCTTTTACCGCTGGTAATGGTGGGATACACAGACGAGAAGAACTCTTCGGCTACATTCTGTGGAACATACGCAAACTCGTCAAGGAAGATGTAGTTGAACGAACCACCACGAACAGCAGACGATGAAGTAGCGGACGCAAGAATCTTGGAGCCGTTCTCCAGTACAATAGACCCCTTGTTCCACTCCACTACGCCCTGCTGCAACCACATGGGCAGATACTCGTAGGCTAGTTTCAGGCGACCCAGTAGTTCACGGGCTGTGGTGAGTTTGTTTGCAAGAATAGCCACACTCATGCTCTGGTTGAACAGCACATAGTGCAACATATACGAAATGATTGTGGTGGATTTACCTGTCTGACGGGGGAGTTTGCCGATCACGAAACGGTTTTCGTGAATGGTGTGGATCATGTCCTCTTGAAAGTCATACGGTTCAAACGGCACCAAACCCTTGTCGAGGGACACAATCTTCACATAGTTCTTGATAAAGTACAGCGGATCCTGCGAGCACTTCACGTACTCTTCAATCTGCTCCGGAGAGAAGTTTACGTTTACGCCTGCTGCCTTGAGATTGCTGTTGCCGAGATACTTGTTACTTTTACTGCTCATTCTTGTCGTCCACTATGGCTTCAAGCACATCAGGTCTATTATCAAATGCCTTCGTGGTGGACCGTGCAGCGTTAATGATGTCTTGCAAGTCCTTTGTGGATCCCACGTAGATGGACTGCGTGGTGTTGCTGACATTGTTGACAGTGCTCTCTGTCTTGCGGATGGCTTTCACCTTTGAGTGCATTTCCAACAGGTCTTTGTTTGTATCCGACAAGGTTTTGATGAGTTGGGCAACTACCTCATACGCACGGGGTGAGTCGCCTTCTTGGGCAACACTAATGATGCCGTCCAATGCGACCTTACCCGAATCAACCAGTTCTCTCAAGTTCTTGCGGACAGAATCGTAATCCAACCGCAGGTCTGCGTCCACCCGTTCCTGCGACAGGACAATGCCTTCGGTGGACACTGCAACAGGTAGATTTGTTGTTTGTTGGGGTTCTGTTGATGGAACGCCCAATGCTTTGTCGATGCCTTCAAACATATCATTCCTCCTATCAAATATTCCAATCAACAGTCACGCCGCCTGAATCCATTTGTGCCTCGTATGTGGAGCCGCCCTGTGCAAGATTTTCATACACCTTATAGTACGGCTGATAGGTAGTAATCCCTGCGCTCGGTCCAGACACACCAGTAATAGTCTTGCCGTAAGTGGAGTAGTCTGTGGTATTGCCTGCGGTGTATGTGATTCCACCCACTCCGATTCCGTCCCAAATGTCCTTGTTCCACAGGTGGGACTCTGTAATTCGGATTTCCTTGTACACTTTCTTCGGACCAAACAAATATGTCTTCATGCTGAAGTTCAGGGTAAACACAATGTTGCGACGGGTTTGGAAGTCCCCTTCGTAGTCTTCTTGTGACGAGAACCCTGTAAGAGTGATGGGTATATCAAACTTTTTGTGCAGATCGTCAAAGTTTACGGTGACCAAGAATTCGGGGGTGAAGTGGGGCAGAATCTGCTCCACAATCTGCAAACCGTCTTCCATGTTACGCACATACACATACAGACCAAAGTCAATGTTGTACGGCACTTCTGCGTAACTGTACTGCACATTTGTGGATCCCGTTGATCCTACGGGGGGGCGATACAGCACTTTGGACACGCTATTGCGCTTACGGAGCGCGTCGTACGCGTAACCAGTGATTTCAAACGCCATGCGCGGCAGTACTATTTGGTTTGGGTTTTGCAGGCGCGGGTCGCCTGCCAAAGCCACTTGATACTTCTCTTTGGGAGCGTACGAGATGGGCACACGCAGCCGTTTTGTGCCACCACTTTCCACCTTGTCAATGTACAGATCGTTGAACAGCGAACCAAACGCTACAACCATTCTCCGTATTGATCCGTTGTAAAACTGGGTAAACATCAGTAACTCCCCTCTGAAAACGGATCCGTGTCTGTAAAGTCAAAGATGTCGTTTTGTGTTTGCTCCAGTTGAATCTGCTCGTTGTCCTGTTCGCCTTGGTGAGTAGCACGAGTAGTGCTGTCTCCAACAGACGTAATTGTGCGTGACGTGGCACCAGAAGCACCCACAAGAGTTTCGCCCACAATAAAGTCGCCGTCCTGCATATTCACAAGCAGAGTGCCTGTAGCCGAGGTCCACGACACCACACGACCGTAGGCACGCTTGTTTGCGGCAGTGCCCACGTACACTTCTTCGCCCTCAATATAGTTTCCGCTACCAGAAACCACAACAGTCTGGAGGTACGATGAGTGCACATCCATTGCAGCGTCCAGTTCGCTTTCTCCGGTGTCGATCTTCTCGTTGGACGACTTGAACGCTTCGCACGACAGTTTAAAACAGTACCGATCCCCTGCTTGGAAGAAGGGGTTGTCGTGCTCCACGAACTTGATTTCAAACATTGCGTATGGGTAGTCAAAGTAAATGATGTCGCCTTCACGGGGACGACCAATACGGCGAATGTCAGGATTGTGCCCCATGACTTCAAGGAATCGCTTGCGAGACACCACAAAGGTTGCGGTTTCCTTTATCTCCAGTCCAAACCGCGACATTTCTTGATCGCCTTCAAACCCTTCAGAGTTCTCCATGTACATTTCAATACGGTTTGCGTCTTTGAACTCTGAAACCTGTTCGCCAAAAATAGTGTCCTCCGTGACTTTCTCACGGGGTAAATACACCATGTCGTGACCGTAGATTTTGATTGCCTCTGTGGTCAACGACTCAAGCAGTTCCTGCTCGTTCTTTATTGTGCGTTTAAAATACGGGTTTACTGCCATGTTTAGCCTGTGCAGAAGTCTGGTGGTTCTTCGTACTTCGTCATGTAGTCTTCCATGATCTTTTCCAGTTCCTCTTGCGCTTCACTGTAGATGCGTTGACCGTTGAATGTAAGGTTGCCTGGAAGATTGATGCCGTCGTACTTGGAGAGGTTTGCACCCCACTGCCGCTTGATGAGTGCAATGCTGTGCCGCTTCAGCATGGTGTCGTTCCACACTTCAGGATACAGCGCAGGATCAGTTGAGCGATACGCTTCAACCAACAGGAACTGCCCTGGTTGGAAGTCAGTCCAGTTCATGTGGAGAGTGAGGCGGTTGGCGTACCGACTAAACGTGATCTGCTTCTCGGGATCCAGTAACTGCTGCAACATCTCAATGTACTGCATGGTGGTCACAAAATAGTTCAAGTTCATCTGACCAGTACGCAACCCGTAGAAGTCGTTTAGTGCCATTTGGTAGCGCACATTGAAAATATTGTTTACCTGTAGATTGAAGCCCACCGAGAACACACGGGTAATGCTCAAGATTCGATCACCGTCACTCCCCAAAGAATTGGTGTTCAGGTAGCCGTTCGTAATGTCTTGCTGCGTGATTTGATACTTGTAGTACGTCTTTTCGTGCCCGTACATATGCCAGTCAAAGAAGTGACGCAGGGCTTCGTCAATACGATCCTCTACTTGAGAGTCGTCTACATTTATTTCAATCACTGGATGACCCAGTGCGCGTAGAGCGTACTCTTTGAGTTCTTGTCGTGTGGTTGGGGTTGCCATCCCTGCCGTCTCCTTTGGTATTATTTAGGAGACTTCTCGCTCCGCTTCCAAGAAAGCCACCAGTCGGGCTAGTTCTCCCTCACGGTTGCAGATTCGATCCCCTTCTGCCCAGTCTACGGGCAACCGCAGACTGTTTGCCCCGTCTGAAATATAGTGTTCCGTTCCCTTTCGGTACACTCGGGTAGTCCATCCCCACGGAACGGAATAGTGTGGTTCTATCTTCAGGAAATCCTCCCAAGAGTACTGCCTGCCGTTTAGTGTAATCCACTCGTCCCCATAGTGTACAAGAGAGGTCATGTGTTACGGAGGCGGTAGAAGTTCACCCTCACCAATTGGGGCGTACGTCTGACCACCACCCTTACGATACCACGATTTGGATTCAGACACAGTGGTAACATTCGTGATCTTTGCATTGGGCGAGAACAGCAGAGCAGAGCCTGATTTGGCTACATCAGGAGCAAGTTTCAGTGCAACTGCGGTGGTAAACCCTTGTTTTTCGTTTAGTGAGGTGTGGGTGGTTGAACCTGCAATAGCAGACCTAATTGCGTAACGCATGGTGTTTGCGTCTGCCCTGTAGGTAAGCACGTCACTGTACAGTCTCGCCACATCTCCGGTTCCGAAATTGTACTGGGTTCCGTAGTAGTCTTCGAACACTGTGTTCCCGGTGAAGCCTGCAACCACAATGTTGTCGTATGCGTTACGCAACCAGTCCACATTGCTTTGGATGGGCAAGAACGAGTACGCGTTGCCACCAGTCCATCCCGAGAACAGGGAACGGAAGTCTCCAGAGTTACCGCTGTAGCCTTGCATGACAGTAATGCCAAACAGAAAGTACGTGCTGTAGTCTATTGCGTTTTTGCGTGCTTCCTTGGCAGCAGTCAACCCCATTGTTTGGGTGACACCGCTCACAACCATACACGCGCCGCTGTCGTATCCGAAAATGTAGCCGCCCGATCCTCCTGAAGTGGTGAATCCGCCACACACGCCATTGAAAAGGGTAAACCCGTGCACAGTAGAGTTTTCACGAATCACTAGAGATGTGCCCAGCACTCCGCCCTGTGTGTCAGTATACGACACCGATCCAACCACTCTGCACAGGTTGTCCACGGGAAAGTACGAAGTTCCAAGCGGTCCATGCATGGACAGGTGATAGATGGTGTAGTCGCCTGCGTAGTTCCGTTCCCAAAAGAATGGTCCGCTGCTGCCAAACAGGGCGTAGTCTGCAAGGGCAAGCGTTACTCCACCACCACGAATATGAAAGTCATCCAGCCAGCCCTTGAAGGGGTAGTCGCCAGACGCACCGCTGCCCACCATAACCGGAGCAGAGGAGGTACGGATGCAGCCCGACAGCCCACTTGCAGAGTACAGTGAAGTGCCGTTCCAGTACGTCTTGATGGACGCTGAACCGCCTTGCAGTGCCCACGCAACAGCAAAGTGATTCCACACTCCAATGCTGATTCCTGAAGGCGACACATTCACAATACCTTGGTAGCCCGCGCTTGCGTACGAAGCGTCGGAGTAGTGGAACTGTACTTGATCTGAAGTAGTGTCGTACTCCAGTCGGAAGGAGTCTTGATTGGAGTCGTACACACCGTCTGCACTACGGGTCACCAAAATGGGATCGTAGTTGTTGCTGAGTGCTGCTTCTAGGTACATCCACCCTTCAATCAGAAAGTACGGAGTGGCAGCATTAGTAGTTGTGAACGCAGGCAAACGAATCCCTGCCGCTTTCTGTGCAGCAAGATCGTTGAAAGTGCCTTTGAACTGGGCAGCGCGAACTCCAATTTCACCCGAAGCACCAATAGTGTCAATGGTGGGCACAAAGGTGTCTAGAGTTTCTCCGCCTACCACGTAGTTATTTACAATCACAGGGGTAACAGTGCTTTGAAACACCATTTCGTTTATATTGAAAGATCCGTAACCCGTGCCGCGCAGCAACTGCTCTGTTAGAGGATTTATTTCCACAGGCACAGAAGATGTTGCTCCTTCTGCCCCGACAATTGTTCGGTATGCAATAACAGGATCAATAGATTCGTTAACAAACAAAACTTGAGCGTTCTCCACGCTGGGAGAGTAGTTGGAAGGATCGTAGTTTAACTTACTCTCCTGCACTACTCCCGCGTCAAGCCTTATTGTTTTCTTTTTTGACATTATTGAGGTTCCTTGGTTTGTGGTGTTTATCCGGCTGGGAATACCCCACCGTAACCAACATAATTTCCAGAATAAGTTATTCCATCAGACACTCCGGATGTGTTAGCCGTGAAAGTGTACAGAGGGAAATTCAACCCACTTGGAGTGTAATTTGCGTTGGTGATTTCTGCTGGAGTAGAGTGTAGTTGCCATGTTCTTTGTGTTTGCAGTCCTCTATTGTAGTATGTGGCATTGCTTCCCGTAGATCGTTTAGCAATCTTTTGGTTGGCAGCGGAGCGAGTATCACTGCCTTG